ACCGATACGATAGGGTAATCGGCTGAGAAATTAAGCCTCGGCACCGTATTGTCATCAAGGTGAACTACGCCAGCTCCGGTGATCACGTTGAAGGACAGAACGAGCGACCTAATTCCGTCTACCACAAACCAATAGATTGTGTCTTTTGCCTCGTCGCTAAAAGCCCCTATGGTTTTTGCGCTAGCGGTAAGCGTTACGAAACTGGCCGCCGGTACGGTGCCGTAATCCGGAGTGACGGATCCACCAAGATTGTTTGGACTAGCCTGATTGTATACCCTGGCGTTCAGCGCATCTGTATACTCTCCCGCAGGAATCATCTTCAGGTCAAGATCCTTGTTCATCTTGCCTGCATTGAAGTTTATCGGATTCTTCATTTAATCCATTTATCTCGACCCCTCATGTTCATCAACAAGCGGCCAGGGTGAATGTTGCTAAGTCTGATTTTTGCATTCATCAATAAAGCCCGGCGATCTTTCCTTGCCCTATTCACGATATACTCTTGTACGCCTGCCTTGTTGTTGATGATGGAGTACTTTATTGCCGCATAAATGTAGTCCTCGAAGAGTTTGTTCACGGATATCAACGCCTCATTGCCGTTCTCCATTCCATCGGAGACATACTCGATGACACATAGATAGCCGGCCATGTTCGAGCTGAAGTTGATCACGCCATTCTTCTTGTCAATGGTAAAGGTCGGATTCGCTGTGGCGATCTCCGTATTGAGACCGTACCGGAAATACCAGACATCGTCAATGCACCATCCATATTGCCCATCGTATGGGCTAAGAGGGTTGACAAACAGAATTGGCGCCGTGCCGTTTATCCTCGCCAGGTCAAGCTCAGAAAACTGAGGGGAGACGGCGTTGCCGTTTTGGTCAAATAGGATATCGCCGCTTTGGTCGTACAAATAAGCCAGGGCAGAATTGGCCTGGGTATTCTCGCTCAATGGGAACAGCACCCCATTTGACTCCGCAGATATCCGGACCCAGTTGACAAAGTCAGGAGGGAGGACAACGCGCAAGGCGCTATCGACCGTGACCTCAAGGACCTTGGTCTCCTTCATGGCGTCATAGTTCAGCTCCTGTATGGCTCGCTTCGCGAAGAAGACCACCTGGAACCGGTTAATGTTTCCGATGATCTCGTTATTGCCCTGGTACATCAACATGAAATTGTTGACGATATCCTGCAGGGTGATATACTGATAAGACCCCCAGTTTGCGTCCTGAGGCGAGACACCATTATTGGTGTAGTACTGCTCTTGGTTTATGTAGGCCATTATCCTCTATCTTTTTGAAAGTCAGCCGCTTCTTTTGCCGTGGCCACCTGGACCACCTCTGCCTCACGAATGGACACGCCTGCGTATTGCAGGATCCTTGCTACGAGGTCGGAAAAGTCGGATTCTGGAAGCTCAAAGTCAGTTGATGCTCCAGGGTCGTACACAGGCTCTGAGTTAGTCAGCGAAACATATCCCCAGTTAGGGTTCGTCGGTATCCGTATGTACTGAGCAGTCACTCCGGTGATTATGCTGCTTGGATACACGGTGATCCTTTGCGCGATGGTCGATCCGGTTCCTGTCCCGCTCATTACATATGCCGGAAACAAGGTCGATGGAGCGGTAAGATTTGAAGCCACAAGCTGATTGACTTTGCTAAGCGAAACCCGGTCAATGACCTTACTATTCCACAGCACGTTCATTATCATGTAGCAATCGGCCGGCACCGAGAATGTGGCCCCCGAATATGTAAGGCTTGATAACGTACTAAAGGTGTCGATGACCTCCTCCGTGATCTGCCTAAGGTTCGCATAGCCTTCCCCGGAAATCTTCGTCTTGGCAGCGCTTAGGTTGCCATAGTTCTGCCGGTATACCTGATCGTTGTACGTTTGGAAATAGTCCTCAAATATGTCCATTTGAGCCATCCTCGCGTAAAGATTGAAATCGTTCGGCGTGATATAGCCGTAATTGTTCTTGTTTAAGATAGCCAGAACAGCCGTACGGACCTCGTTTATCATACACAAAGGTAATAAAAAAAGCCACCCAACTGAGATCCAGCGGGTGGCTTGTTGTGAATGCAAAAGGTTTATGAATAAACCATTGACGCTGCGGTTGAAATTTTTAAGCTAGAAGCGGTCCCCGGTGTTTGGCCGTTAGTAAATGTTGCCGGAGCAATCACGAAATCAACAGGTTCGGTTTTAGCGGTAAGAATAAGGTTGATCAACGCTCGTTGGAATGCCCCGGAAGTATCAGAAGGAATCGTGATAGTCATTAAGCCTATGTTTGGAGCAGCCGTCGAAGTGACCCCATAACGAATCAAGACAGTAGTCGCTGTTGCCGTAATAAGTCGAATATTTTCGGTGCCAACAATTACATCAAAGTTTGATGCAGTGTTAAAGTCTTGTCCGCGAAAGATTACAAATGATGCCATAATTTCAAAAAAGATTAAGCGTAAACAATAGAAGTAATAGTTCTCGCAGCGCCATCGCCACCGATAATTGGAGGCAGGTCATAAATGCTCGACTTTTGGTCTGAAGAAGCAGCGCATATTGCATCGCAAAAATTACGATGAGCCGTATAAGTAGCGTCTGCTGAGCTAAAAGTAACCGTGGCTATTTCGCTACTAGTATCAATGGTATTTGTAAGCAATGTAACAGTAGTGTCACTTCCGGCTGTCATTACCAAAATTGACTCCGGGTCCAACAAAATAGGGCCGTTTGTTGAAGTCGTCTGTTGTGCGGGTAAAATTCTCAAAAATTTAGCCATATCTTTTAACTTTGAACATTTGTAGTTTGAAGGTCAATAAATCGACCATCAGGTAGCGTTCCGAAAATCTCAAAAAATCCGGCCGGAGCAAGTTCTTGAGAATTAGCCGCTATAATGGCATTCATTAAAATTTCATGGGTATCTCCACTATAATCAGAACCAAAAGTAAATGTAAACACATCAGACGATGGATTTGCAGAGTCAAGGTCAAGAATAACAGTGTTCTGAGCTCCGGGCCTCATGTATAAAAAGTTCTCGACATTGTAGTAGTTAGGGCTTTGAATTTCAAGCGTATTTACATACGACATATTATGTCCGGCCCAAGTTGCTAATGCAGAACTCTTTGCCACCCTGTTTGTGCTTCCGCCTGAAGACGAAACAACAACAAAAGAGTTTGCTGCGTTAGATGCAGCCGCCGACCACATCTGTGATGTAGAGTCTGTGTTTGGAGTTGTTTGAACAGTAAAAGCTGTTCCGTTTGTGCTGGTGGTAATCCTAGTAGCTCCGGGACCAATTTGCGATAATACAACCATTCCGGCCGTTCCGTCACTCGCTGCCGCAACATAAGTGCCCGCTGCTAGGGTGGTCTGAACGGTCCAAGTAACTCCGTTTTGAGTCGCAGTAGCAGCCCCTGTTGGGCCACCTGTTGACGTTATTGCAGCGACCGTTGTTCCAAGCCTCACCAATTCAATCCAAGCTCCAGCAAGACCGCCGGCTTGAGCTGCCCAAGTAGTTATATTCTCGGCATTTCCGGTAATAAAAGCCGTTGCAGCAGCTCCGTCGTTTCTGCAAGCAATCCAAGTCGTACCACTCCAAACAACGCTTTGATAAGCGGCACCAACTACCGGATAAGCACCAACAGCTGTCCAAGTGTCACCGTCCTGAGTTTTCCAAGCGGTTCCGCTTGTGCCTACTGCAAGAAAATAATTCCCACTCCAAGCAACACAAGTAAGCGCGTCAGTTATAGCCGTCGTTGACAAAGTCCAAGTAATTCCTCCATCCGAACTAAACATGGTTTGCTTTGTTCCACCATTATTAGCTACTGCAACAAAAAGATTGGCTCCATTGCTTGCGGCATGAGTCCATCCTTTATTAAACGTAGAACCTAGTTCTATAAAAGACCAAGTAACGCCTCCATCCGTGCTTCGTGCAGCGCGGTATCTTCCGCTAATAGCCAAAGCAATAACAGTATTGCCACTTGCCGCAACGGCTGTCCATACACTATTAGTTGATGGGCCTACGGGTAATTTTAAAAATTTTGCCATATTATTATCCTAAAGCAATAGTGCTAATTGGTGATGCTGAACTTGGAAGGGTATCATAAGTATATACACTGTTTGCGTTTGAGTAACCATTGGTGCTTGCTGCCGCAATGGCATCAACGAAAGAGATGATATTAGTCGAGCTAGCCGGTGACACAGTGACCGTGATTACGTCTCTTGCTGCTAAAAAATTACGATTGATACGAAAAGCCGCGGCTGAAGCGGTTGACAGCCTAGCATCACTAATCTTGCTCAAATTAATGTAATGAGACGCTAAGCCGGACGTATTATCTGTGGCACTTTGAGCCATTACTGACTTGGCGAATTTTAAGAACTTTACCATACTAGAACTTTTGGCAAATATACGAGATTAATCGGGTAAGTGTTTTTCTAGCGTCTTCATGATGTCTACCCCTTCGTCGGTCAAAAAGTACGCCCTGGTGGCGCTTTTAGCCGTTTCCCCGAGCGGGATAGAGATCATCTTTGACTTGTTGGTCGAAAGGTTGAAGTGGACAGCGGTCTTCTTTGTCACCAAGATGCCGGCGTCAAACATCTTTGACACAAGACCATCGTGGGCGACCTGCGGGTCGTTTGCGATCGACAAAAACTCTTCCGGATTGTTTTTTGCGTAAACAAGAATGTCTCGCTTAAGCTCGGACGTTGATACACGCGTTGGGTCAATCTCAAGCGCGACCCTAGCCACATTCTCCATCATGGAGATCTCCATCTTCCTGGCCACATTCATGGCCTCTATCTCGACTTCAATGAACTCCAACTCTTTGGACGCATCCCTCTTGTTGTCAACTTCCTCAAAGAGAGCACCATTGTCGGGGTGAACCTCGAGGAACTTTTGTAAAACCAAGTTGGTGTCTTCAACTCTTAGAAAGCCATCCTCAAAGATGATTGGCTCTAGAATAAAGTTCCCATCTTGTTCATCTACGAAAGGGCTCTTTTGATTCCTTGCGTATCGGAGTTCCCTGTTGCGAGTTCCGTCAAAATGGTAAAGCCTGCGAGCGGGTGTGTTTCTGCTTGCAAGCATGAATGTCAGCGGGGCTGACTGTCTGGTTAATCTGTAGACTTTTGGCATTTGATTTGAGTTTGTGGATGAAAAAAAAGAAAGGGGCGCACCGAAGTGCGCCCCTCATGATTAGCTCTGGAAGATGAAGAAGTTATTCGCTCCCAAAGTACACACGCAACGCTCGGACAAGTAGTGAACACTCATCGAGTCGTCGGCGCTGTTTGCAGCGCCACCAGCAGAACCGATAGCCCAAGTCTTAAACTTGCGGCTTTCAGCCTCTGTTTCGCGGTAGCGAACGTGCAGGAATGGACGCTTAGCGTTCTGACCCATCACTTCGTCGTATACGTTAGTGGTACCAGCAGGAACGAGCAGGCCGTTTACAGCGCCACCAACAGTACCGCTGGAAGTTCCTTGACCACGCATGGTTGGGTCATTCAGGTATTTCCAGTCTGTCTTGTAGAAGTCATAACCACGACGGAATCCGCGGAATCCGAGGTTCAAAGCCATTTGCTCACTGTTGTCAAACAGACCGTAGGAGGTTCCGCCGGTACCGTAAGAGTTTTGAGCAGCCAAGAAGTCATCCATGGCGAAAGAAGCGGCACGGTTTACGAACATGGCATTTTCCTCGATGGCTCCCTGCTTGTCAAGACGCTGAACAATCGCGTCAAAGTCTACAAGGCTGGTTGGGAATCCTCCGCTGAAGATGTTACCACGCTGCTGAACGGCGTAGAATACACCCTCAGTGCCCTTGAATCCCTGGGTAGCGTTACCGGCGTTAGCCGCTGCTGTTCCAACAGCTGGGACAGCTTCGATTACAGTCGCCTCCAAATAGTCCTCGAAGCGAAGGCGAGACTCATGCTCAGCTTTCATGTACCAGAGGTAACCAGATGCTCCATTTTCGGTTGTTACTTCAACCCAGCCAATCTGAGTCATGTCAGAACCAGTTACGGTGTAACGGTCCTTGATGATTACTGGATTGTTGGCGAAATACAAGTCAAAAGGCTGAAGCGTGTCGGCCATACCGCCAGTTCCCTTCTTGAACTCAGATCCGTAAACCCAGATGGTATAATTCTCAGTAGTAATTACTGGAGTGACAGTCGTGGTATCCTCATACAAGTTGATGGTGACATCTTGGTTGACAGCTCCACCAGCTGTATAACTGATGTTTGAGATAATTCCATGGAAGCTCTTGGTTCCATTCTCCTGCTGAAGAACAAGGGTTTGACCGATCCTTACACCAAAGTTTGTTTGAGAAAGGGGATTGGCGTTGGTAGCGGTTGGAGATCCAAGCGCAGCCGCGAACTGAGTCGAAGGGATCCGAAGGGTTCCTCCGCCGTTTGCGAAAGCGGTGAATGTACAGCCGGTGTACTTAACGTGCAATCGGCCCTGCTCGGCCCAACGGATAAGGTCGGAAGCACAAGGCATTTCTGCGCCTACCATACGCAAAAAGCCGGAGATGCTACGATTACCGTAGCGCTCAAACTCTTTCTCGTAGATGTCTGGCAGATATTGGTTGGTAAAATCGAAAGCAGCGCTTCCGATGTAGTTTGTGGCTCCAGGAACTCGGTAGGCCGATGGCTGGAGCTGAAAGGAGGGAGATGATGCAACTGGCATGGTTTTTTATTTTTTAAAGCCTTTGATACGTAGCCCATTTCCTGACGACGGTGGGGTAACGGCAGCGACCTTCATTCCACCCGTAGTAGTTGGTTGCCCATACGTTCTTACGTCCATGTTGATGTTTTTGCTCTTTTTGGCAAACTCATCCGTGGCCGAGGCCACTCCTTGTTCGTAGAAGAATTTGGCAAACTTCTCCGGATTCGATGCGATCGCTAAGGCGCGATGGTAACCAGCGGCATCTGAAATAAGACCATCAGCATCCAAGAACTTCTTTATCAAGTTCATTGGCGTGCTGTTATGCTCTTTGATTTCAGCTGCTTCAGCCGGCGAGTATGTTAATTTCTGCTCTCCCAAGTTGAACTCAAAACCTTTGAATTCGGGATGAAAGACCTCTTCTGTCTTCTTCAGAAACCACTCACTGCGTCGTTGGGCTTGCTTTTGATCACCTTCCGCCTTGTCAAGGTACTCTTTGTATTGCTTGTACTCATCGGTCTCATCGAAAGGTTTAGCCCTTGACTCAAGTGGCGCCTTATATTTCTCTTTGAGATCGTTGAAGTACTTTTTTGCTTTTGCTAATTCTCTTTTCTTGGCCGACTTCTTCTTCTTAATCAACGACTCATCGTCGTCTTCATCATAAGAAAACTTCTCGGCCAAAATGTCTTTCGCGTCGTCCTTGTCGAGAAACTCTTCGGTCGCAACTGTGTACTCCAAGAGCAAATCGTCTGGGTCGACGGCGTCATAGTCTTTGTTGAGCCTAATGTAGTCCTCTAGGTTCCGACCGGTCTCCTTGCGATACTTCATTATCGCCATGATGTCATCCGGGATCGGATCCTGAGAAGTCTTTTGCTCAAGCAATTCGTCAATTGAATTGACGGATTTTTTGTACCTCTCTCTAATAAATGAAAGAACGTCACCCTCTTCTATCGTTTTTGGCACTGATTCCGGCGGGGTGGCTCCTGAATCATCACCTTTCATAGAGGCCTCCAGTTCCTTTTGGGCCTGGACTTCTCTCTCTCTGACGGATGGAGAGGCAATCTCTTCATCAGTCATAACTCTGACCTTCATGTTTTCCATTAGATTAAATTTAGGGCAAATATATAGCTTTTTTTATCGAGGGTTAAATTCTGCCAAATCGAACCCGTCCAAGCTGTCCTCGTCGCTCTCAAAGGAGCTTGGAGGAAGGTTGTTTTTTCGCTGATCAATCAGCCTCGATTGCTGAGTGTTCTGTATGCCAATGCGCTTGGCCTTCTCTTTTTCCTTGAAGTCCTCCCTCTTCGTAAGTGCTTCAGCCTGAGCCTGAGCGAGTTGCAGGTTGTACTGAAACTCCCTATCCATAAGGCCTCCCTTGACTTCTGCTTCAGCCTTCATCTTTTCGACAGACATGGCCATGGACATCTTCTCTACCTCGATGTCGGCCATGGCTTGAGCCTGAATCTTCTTCATCGCTAGATCGGCGGCCATCCTTTGGCTCTCAAGTTGAGTCTGCATACGCATTTGCTCCTGCTGCATCTGATTTGCCTGGGCGTTTTCCAGGTTCTTCTTCCGCTTCATCTTGAGTAGCTGATTGGCGAGCTTGATGTTCTTTATTTCACGAATGTCAATCGCGTCTTCCAGGTTGATATCTCCTTTCTGCAATGCGGCCGCAATCGTTGCCTCGAGCATGGCTCGCTCCTCTTCGTCTGGCGAAACCTCAATGAAAACACCAAAGTCGTAAATGTATAGATCACGGATCGAGTCCAAAATAGAAATATTGTACTTTCCGATCTGGTTGATGAACTCCTCCCTGAAGGGGGCATACTCAAGAACATCCGATATTCGGCAGGTCAAGCACTCGGCCAAGGTCTTCGTGATGTACACCGATGCGTCCAGGATGTGCCTGGTCGCTGTGTTCGAATTCATGGCCGCAAGTTTCTGGACGCCAACAAGAGTCCGATCGTCGGGCATGGTGCCATCCCTTGCTTCATTCAAACCGGTTACGGCTCGAATCATGTTCAGGTAATGGTTATAGTTGTTTATCAGGGCGGCCATTTTCTGCTGCCCAGAGCTTGAGTTGAGTTCCTGAATCGGAACCCGGGCATTGTTGAAGTCTCCGTCTTGCGTGTAGCTTCGGCCAATGACGCTACCGGTCTGGAAATACAGCCTCAGCGCGTCCTCAGGACTATATGCCTGTCCGGTTCCTAGGTCAACCTCGTTGATTCCGTCAGCGTCCAGGAATACACCATCCGGAACAACCCTTGCAATAACCTGTTGCAGCTTCAAGTGAGTGAGCTGAATAAGGTCCGCGAATGGAATCATCCTCCTCAAAAGCGATTCAATGTTTCCTTTGTACATCCTTGGCGCACAGGCCACATAGTTCGGCATCGCGTTCTGCGATGGAGAATTTGGTCGAACCATGTTCTCCATCAACTGCCAGCGAAGCACGATCTCTGTTCCCATGACCATTATCCCCTCATACCACACCTCAATGGTCTTTTCGACTCGCTCGAATCCTTGCTCCTCCATCATTTCTGCCGGAGGGTTGAAGGTGTCATCCTTTTCTATGATACGGTATCCGCCTGATTCGGTCTTCTTCTTCTTGTATACAAATGTCTTTGTAGTCTTGTAGTTGTAAAATAGAAGAGTGGCTGTCTCTTGGCGGAAAAGGCTGTTGTCGTAAAACTGAGCCACATTGTAGTAGTCATACCACTGCTGGCTCCTTGAGGATATCTCGTCAAGTTGATCTCTTGTTAAGTCCGGCCGGATCTTTATAAGCTCGCTGACCGGCACCGTCTTAACCTCTCCCCAGTAGATACAATCCCTGAAGTACGGATCCTCCGTGTAGCTATAGACCACATTGGCCGGGTCAACATACTGAACTCTTATCCCGTCATTAGGGTGAAATTCGTGCTTGCACATACCGATACCAAGCACCGTGAGATCATAGTCGATTCTCTTCCGGACATCTGAGTACCTATTATCTTCCAGGATAGTCGATATGGCTTGCTCCTCTGCGATCTCTATAGACGGCTTGTAGTTCATCTGCATATACAGCTGAAGCTCGTCATCCGTTTCCGGAATATCCGTCTCCGGGATCGTGAAGGCATCAACGCCCATTTTCTTTTTCAGCGCCTCAAACAAAGGCTTACCGGCCATCTGTAGCTCAATCGATTCCTGAAACCGGTTCCTCATGTCTGAAGACATGGCGTCCTGGGCATTGGCCTTTACCCTGAAGAAGCGATCGGACATACCGTTCACGACGATATCCACAAACTTTGGCAGGATTGGAACTGGAGTCCAGTCCAGGTTGAGATAAGACAGGTCGCCATTGACGGCCAGCTCATTCTTGTATTTCTCAACGGACTGTTCGCCCCTCGCGTACATCTTCAAGCGATGGAACTCTCTCCATTGCGAGTAAAATCGACCTCCGACTGAGTCCTTTCTGAACCACTCGTACTGAATGGCCTGGCCAATTCTTAGGCCGTAAGTCTCTGACCCTTTCTCTGAGTCAGGCGCCAATTGCCCTGGGAATCCTTTAGAAGGAACTATCGGTTGATCTTTTTCCATGTAAGACGCTTACGCTTCCTCTATTATTATACCTGGCAAAGGTAATGCTTATTTTGTTCTTCTTGATTTCAGGCAAATACATATGCCTCTGTGTTGCCATTATTGCTAATCCTGAGCTAATTGAGGCATCATGTTTGGTTCTGTTATTGATATCAAATAGGGCCCAATCTTGAAGAGTCTTAGCAAAAGGCATCGTTCCACACTCCTGCGGATCTCTAAATTGACCATCTAAGTCAAAACCTACATACTTCTCAATGTATGATTCAATGGCTGAAGCATGAGCCTGCTTCACGTCCTCGGAGTTGTTCGGTATGCCTCCTATCTCAATCTCGGTTTGCGACAACTTGCTCGCGTGCTTGTCCGGCCTGTTCATTGAGAACGCCCGGTATCCTCTGTTCTTGAAGTGATAAAGTAACCGTGCCTTGTTGTTTTCGGCCAGTACCGGCATCCCATAAAATACGCAGGCCATAAGCACGTCCTCGAAAAACATCTCAGCAGTCTGCGGCCTGGCTATGTACTCCAGGAAGAACTCATTGGTCGGAGCATCAGGTTCCATGTGGAACTTTGTCAGACCATGGAGCGCGCCATTTGACCCTCCGCCTCCGACAACTCCCGAGATGTCGTATGGGTCGCACCCGAACGCGCCCAAGTGTTCGTTCCCGGGATGCTTCTTCCCATTTCTCTCGATGACTCTGTTTTGCAGTCCGACCGGCGGTATCCACGACACCAAGAACCGACCCGTGTTGCTCGGCACCCAGATCACCTTCGAGTCCCTAACCCCATTGGCCCACTGAAACGATCCCCTCGTCAGATAATGACTCGTCAACATTCCATCGTTGTAGTCGATCTGTTGGTATATCTTGTTCAGGTTGAATAGCGATTGGCGGCTCTCGTCCCTAAATGCGTGGGACTCAGTCCTCGGGAACTGCCGGTAGAATTCGTTCAGCGCGTCCTGGTCCCTCTTAAGCGAATCAACTTCGTTGTTCCAGTGCGTTATAGCCCCGCTGTACACCATGCTTCCATCAACGCCGACGACCGGCTCGGATGTTTCCATAATAGGAAACCCATACCGATCGATGTACCCTTCGAAGTTCCACTCCATGGGCACGAACAGTTTGTACATCCCGCTCTTCGTCTGGCCATTGGCGTTCCTCCTCCTTGCGTCGGAGTCCTCGTACAATTGCTTGAAGTTCCCGCCGCCCTTCGACAGCGCGTTCACCGTTGACCCCATAATGCACTTTCCGATGATCCGGCTTCCGACCCTGAGCGTGGTCTTGGTTACGCGCCAGTTATTCAGAATGTTTTCCGGCTTCTCCCACTTCCCCGATTCGTCATGAACCAATAGCAGTAGCTTTTCACCGTCATAGCTGTTGTCGGCCGTATTCCTCCAGTCAATGGTCGTGTTCAGGCCATCACCATCAGAAGACGACATCACGTCATGCATATTCCTTTTCGTAATCTTCGATGCCGGTAATCGGTACGCCAATTCAGTCTTGGGCTTGTCCATACCGTCCTGGATGGGCTTGAAAAAGAATGGGTAGTTGCTCGATATCGGCACGATCTTGTCCGTGAACATTTTCTTCGCGTCCACACCGGTTTTTGATAGCACACCAACCCTCGCGTTCTTCGCAAGAGTGGCCGTGTTCACGGCTATCGATGAACTCATAAACGAGAACCCAGATCGACGAATCTTCAAGTAGCACATACCAAAGCACCTCGGATCAGCCATGCAGGCCTCAAAAAATAAGAAGAAAATCCGGTTCGCCTCCCTGTAATCCGGGTGCCCGACGTCTATCTTGGTCCACTGGAGGTACATATAGTAACTTCCCGGGATGTATGTTTGAACGCCGTTGTTCATGAACCAGAATCCTTTGCTCCGCCTGTCGAACTCCTGCTCAATGTAGTCAACCCACATTTCCTTGAATTCCCGGGGCCTTTCGTTCCACTGAAATATGCTCTTGATTTTCGAAAGGGCTTCAGGGTACGGGAAAGGCTCCCAATACTGTTCCTCTTTCTTGGGTGTTCTTGAGTACACCTCTGCCGGCGCTTTTGGCAGTCCAATCTTTATCCCGGAGACCTCGTATACTGATCCAACAGTTCCGTCCTTTGAGATGACCACAATATCATCCTTCTGGTCGTAGCCATACTCCCACTTGCCCTTCCTTTTTGGGACGGGAAGCACGGTGTAAAGACTACTTGGAGTGTCTTTCTGCGAATCCTTTTTTAGAGCCATCGTCTTTTTTTTCCGGCATTGCCATGGCCTCCTCTTCGGCCTGTATTCTAGACATGATCTCGAAAGCGTCAAAAATAGCAATCTTCTTTGTGGCGGCCGCGTTCTTGAGCCGGTCAGCACTGAGGTCTCCCTCTCCTCCGGTAATGATTTCCTCTTCGGCCACCTTTATCAGGTGATCGACCGCTTTTCTGCCGGCCGCAATGATTTGCAGCTTATAGTCCGTGTCGCTCTTCTTCATTGATCTTTATTGCAATGTTGGCGGTGAATAATCGATACAGCCTTTCTCCATCGACGTAAAACTCATACTCAACGTCCGGCTGGTATACCACCTCGTCGCCTTCGAAAACCCCAAGGGCCCTAAGCTCGTCGTTTGAATATTTTACGATGCCAAAGAGATGCTCCTCCGAAGCCCCGTCGCTGATGAACTTAGTCTTGGTCTCGGCCGGCTTAACGAAACAGTACTTCGAATGCGTATTCCATTCTCCGTCCTTTGACTTGTACAAGAAGAACTGGTCTTCATCCAGGAAGAACAGGTCGTCATGAAAAAACGACTTGCCGCTCTTCTGCCGGCCGTACATATCATAGTAGAACTTGAATACGTTGTGATGCACGATCAACGTATCGCCGACTTTTATGGGCCCATTGTACCCAGCCGGCGCGCTAACCACCTCTGCGTAGCGGTTAGAAAACTTGTGGTCCTCCTGCGAAGCGCTTACGATAAAGTCAATGTCGCCGTATTTGCGAACATTATCGTATCGTTTCGTATCGCGCGGACGCACGAT